CAAGGACATCATCTTCGAGGATACGTCTGCTAAGACACACTTAGACCCTGTTGAGCGTCTAGCCATTGAGCAGGCTAGGCTGCATGCAGGGCAAGTTATGAAGAACCTTGCTCAAGACATAATGAATGGTGCATTTGCTGCGTTGGAACAATCCATCGGCACAAGTGTGTCAGAAGCTAGCATTCGTAATATCATCGCTGATGAAACTGAGATTGCTTTACTTCAGCGTAAAACCTACCAGGCGTTCGCGTCTGACCTAGCAGCAAGACTCCATTCCCAGCATTTTGAGCGCTGGCGCATGGTAGCTCGTACAGAGTTGCATCGTGCGAAGGTTGCAGGCAACGCACAGGCGATTGTCAATAAGATCGGCATTTATTCCAACGGTGACGGTCCTGACTCTCGTGTGAGTGTCATCCCTGCTTCAGCAGCATGCGGCGATTGCCGAGACCACTATGTTGGCCCAGACGGCAACCCAATCATTTTCCTTCTTCGTGACTTGATGAGCGCTGGGTCCAATGGTGACGCAGGTGTGGTACACACGAAGAAACAAGGTCTCCATGTACACTGGAAGACTACGCTTCCTCCCTTACACCCTAACTGCGGTTGCAATCTTGTGTTCATCCCACAGGGATACGACTGGGACAACGGAAAGCTCACACTAAAGAAGGGTTTGGAAAAGTACACTCTTTTCAAAGCACAACCTGGTGTGAGCAGTACGGATATGAAGGCTACCGTGAAGCCTCGTGGACCTAATGGCGCTAAGAATGAGCCAGGTCCTCCGAGCATCACAGGTGCGCCTGCGCCGGGCAACATGGCAGGTCCAGGTCGTCCACCAGCTTCTGGCGCCACGCCTAAGGTTGCATCGCCTGGAGGCGGTTCTGCTCAGCAGACCATGCCCTGTCCGTTCGGTGGTGGTGCTAACTGCATCGCTAACGGCGGCAACGGTGCAATGACACACGAAGCTAACAGCACGGTAATGAAGAAGCACCAAGAAGCAATGATGCGTGGTGCACGTGCAACTACTGAAGCGGGCAAAGAGCAGCAGCATGCTATGCATGACCAAGCTGCAAAGCAGTACAACTCTCAGGCTCATCCTCACGCAAAGACAATCGAACACCTCTCGGAGGGTCAGATTGGCTCGCTTAAGAGGGTGGAGTCGGATTCGTTCAATGCACCGTTCAAGGTAACAATCGTTGGCAACGGCTCTGGCGCAATGAAGAAGCCTGTAGACGTCAACGACATGTTAGCAGACATCCAGAAGCGCAGTCCTAGTAGCAAGCTAGGCGGCTTAGTAGGTGACAGCATTGCGTCCGTTCCACACGGAACTGACCACCACCGCGAAGTAGGTATGTACAAGATGTCTCAGGGACTTGGTTTGTCTGACCATGTGCCTCCGACTGTATACCGTCATCACGATGGCAGCGATGGTGGTCCACGAGGCATCACAAGCGTTCAGCAGTGGAAAGACGGATACAAGACAGTTGGTGCTAAGGTCGGCAACGACAGCAACAACGAAATCAGAGACATTTTGAAGCATGCAGATTTCAGTAACTCTCGTGAGAAAGTAGCTACAAAGCTAGCTGAAATTGGCGTTCTAGATATCATCACCAACAACAACGACCGTCACCACAACAACCTCATGGTCAACGACGATGTCACAGATGTCGTAGGCATCGACCACGGTGGTGCGTTCGGTAACGGCATGCAGGGTCACAAGAACATCGTTGCACAAGGCTTCAACCAGATGGGTAAGAAGTTTGGTGTACCAGGGCATCTAAAGCAGCGCCTGGATAATATGTCCTTCGGTGACTTCAAACGTTCTTCTCAAGGATCTCACCTAGAGGACTGGGCAGTCGCACAAAGCTTCTTGCGTGCTCGTTACGTATCCCACCTTCAGGAAAAGCACGGTCATATTCCATATGATCGCGTGCAAGGTGTTATTGGTTCTGTCGACGGTTCGCTAGTTCTACCTCGTGATGGTTTCTACGATGGCGATTTCTCTGACTTCATGGAGAAAAGTGAGAAGAAGCAGCTCCCAGAGCATCACTTTGATAACTTTGCTAAGACATACCTGACTAAGGCAGCTTCTGACCCTACACACAAGGACCACGAAGACGCGAAGGCTATGATGGCTTTAGGGCCTCTCATGGGCCGTGGTATGGCTACTGACGTCAAGAAGTACCGTGATGAAGGAAATCACCAGAAGCACTGGGATAGTGTTCCAGGCGACTACGACTTGGATTTCGAAGATCCAGGTAAGGCAGATGCCCAGTCTAGTGTTGACAAGATGTATGGCTCGTCAGCGCCTGTGCGTACAGCTCCTGAGATGCCTAAGCCTAAGCAAGACGTAGACGTCTACGGCAAGACCAGTAAACCAACTCCAGCTTCCGACATGGGTAAGACTAAGAAGCCAGGAGCAGCTGCACAGGAGTCTCAACCAAAGCTTGAACTAGATGCAGAAGAGTTCGAGGAGAAGTTCCCTGAGGCAAAGGCGAAGAAGGAGTCTTCTACCATCGAACTAGGTGACGATGACATCCCATCGGTTGACATCGAGGACGATGATGTTGACGCAGCTTTCGACCGTATAAAGGCGAAAAAGTCTTTGTATATCGCAGACTTCCGTCGAGCATTCCCTGCTTGACATGGTATGATAGATCCCTAGGGTGATGGACATGAAGACGTTCGACGCATACCGTATCGAATCTGGTGACAACAAGAGCCTCGTCTGGTTCGACGGTGAGAAGATCCATGCCACCAATCGTGGTACGATCCGCAAGCTCAAGAACATGGTAGCGGCTCGAAACGATGAAGAGCTTTGGCACCAAATGCCTCATGCATTCCGTAGTGCTTACACTACCTTGCATAAAACTACGGTGAACAAGGACGGAGAAGAAGTTAAGCAATGAAATTGGATATCCTACCAGAACTAGGAGAGTTAGATAACGATACTGCTGAAGCCATGCTAAACTTGGCGGACGGCAGGCTCGTACAAGGCGCTAAGCTCCTAATGAAGTCGATGTACGATTTTGATTTCGAGACTCCAGAAGGTATTGAACGTTTCTTGTCCCTTCTTCCAGTCATGGATGCTGAGATCATTAAGGACGTCATGATGGAGATTTGGCCCGGTTACCCAGCTGAAATTGACGCAAGGCGTCATCGACTTGAGATCCGTGGCTACTTGAAGGATTACTTAGACCAACATGAACAAGACGCAGCCCTCGAATCAGGCGATGATGCAGAGATTGGTAGCGGACCTGACGAAGCTATCAGCGCTGCACCAACTGACCAGCAAGAGGGGGTTGAGCAGCCTCCAGTTGATGCGGATGTTCCCGAGTGATGTAGTTTCACGTTTGCTGGATTTGGGCGTACTTGTGGAGTATACTGAGTTCGGTGTTACTAGGTACAAGGTAAGTGATGGCAGCATCGAGAAGCTTAAACAAGGCATTCGTGCCAACCGCTGATCCAGCTCACCAGTACGTATTTCGTTCTGGAGAGTACGGGTCTATGTACCAGTACTGGTGGCGTGACCGCACCGGTAACTACGTCCGTTACTCAAATGCTCCTGTAGATCATCCTGACTTCGACCCTATTGCTGGTCCTCCGATGATTGAACCAGAGCAGCCCTTCCAGGAAAAGAATCCAGAGTTCTATACACAAGAGGGCTTCAAGCGAAGCATGGCAGCTCCTCAAGGTGTAGAGCCCATCCGTAACTCCGCCTACCACCAAGCTGATCCTAGAAACATTTGGTTTGAAGTAGTTCAGTCGCCTAATGGGGTCCAGTACATCTACTTAGACGCGGATGTCAAGGAGAACGTAGACCTGTACGTGCAGCACCAGCTTCGTGTAGCTGACGCTGCGTTGCCTATGGCACGTGAGTACGCGACGCAGCTATTCACTGGAGACCACGTAAAGGACCGTCTTACAGCATTCATGATCATGTTGTGTGACCAGGGCTTCTACGAACCCGAAGAATTGTGTGAAGCAACCGTTGGAGATGTAGAGTTCACTGACCAGGTTGTAACACTTCTTGGTCGCAGGTTCATTTGCGACCTAAACCTTTTTGACTTCATTACTAGTTTAGTAGCTACCCGCCCTCCGACAGAACCTCTGTTCGTGTGGGATACTATGCATGGAAAGCTCCCAATCGGTATTAACTATCTTTACGGAGTTTTTGCATCACTAAAACTTAGCCCTAAGTTTGTTCTGTGCTGGAATGCTAGCCACCTATTCTCACGTATTGTGAACCGACTTGCGCTAGAGCAGGTTCCATTTGAAGAAGCTGAGGACCGAGCGTTCAACGAGCTAGGACGCACACTCACTACCCGTGATGACGTTAGGTATCTCGTAGACTTCCGTCTACGAGAGGAGCTTATGCGCAACTACTCCACGGGCATGGCTAAGGGTCTTACACGTCTAAGTGTAGATGATTATGGTGTAGCTGTTATACGTTCGGATCTCACATCCCTACGACAGGATGAACAAGAGTTCTCCACTTGGCTGCACCAGACTCCTCTACACGACCTTACGCCTGCCGAGCTTGCAGAGGTAGAACAGACGGTCGTAGACATGAATACGCCAGAGGAACCACAGCCTGGCGCGGAACAGGATGCTGCGCCTCCAACATCACCAGGTGATGGTGGTGGAGAGGAAGAAGCTCCAGCTGACCCACAGGCGGTGCCTGCATGAATGAAGAAATCCTATTCAGTGTATTCGATGCTTGGGAACCGCTGCTCAAGGCCCGAAAGGCGAAGGGTCTTGGCAAGTGGGAACGCTTGCAACACATCGCGGATAAGCTTCAGGAGAAGG